TTTTAATACGGCAGTACAGTTTACCGTATCCAAGCTTCAAGTTGTCCAGCATTGCGTAGTTACCGCGTGCTAACGACTGATATGTCTGTGTAACTGAACTTAGGTCAGTACCCATCTTGTTCGCGTTCCTTAGTACCCTCGGTTTCCCGATATTTATTAGGGGAGTAGACTATATCATATTGATAAATTTAAAAATATGGCCTTTGTGTATGCTTCCGTTTTTACAACTTCTAGACACTTCAGAGGGCGTGAACCCGTCCTTTTTTGTATCTATAATTGACCCATATTTTTTTGTTTCATTTGTGATAACATTTTTTGAAATTACCGGTTTCGCTTTTTTGCTTTCAGATCCTGTTTTCCCATAATTCGGATGATCTTTCCCGCAAACATGATGTATTAGCCCGTGTTTATACGCGTGTATCGTGTTTTCTTGAACTGTACACCACTCTAAATTTTCTAACCGGTTGTTAAGCTTATTCCCGTCAATATGGTTTACTTGCGGGTAATTGTTCGGATTTTCAATGAAATATTCAGCCAAAAGCCTGTGGAGATAAACCTGTTTCCTTTTCCTGTTTACAGATAACGTAATTCTGTAATAACCATTCGGGGCGATGTCCGGGTTTAATATCCTGCCTTCCCAGCTTCTTGTCCTACCGATTGAATCAGTAAGCGTCCTTGGTTTGCTCCTTACGATACCAGTTGATGATATTTCGTAAAAATCTTCGTACCCTTTTATGTCTTTCCATTCCACCATACAAAATTCCTCCGCTTTCTATTTGTATGGTAGTATCTTATCACAAATTTGTTAATTTATCAATCGCACCGCTTCGGGCTATGTGCCAATAATAGCCCTACAAATTAGTCGTTACACCTTCCCGGAATGTCCGGGCTTGGCACGGGATTGTCATAGGCTTTTTCAGCCCTTAGAGTTCCCCCGTTAGCAGGCGGCGCAACACCGCCCACACCCTCGGCAAGGTTCAATGCGTTTTACTCGGACAGAAGTTTATCCGACATATCCTTCATGGCCGTATCTGCCATGCTGGCGGCCTGCTTCGTGTTCCCGCCAGTCGAATGAACAAGAGATGCCGCAAAGCTATTGACATTTTCCATGTAGTCATTAGCTGACATTCCTGCCGTCCGGAATGCCTTCCTGGCATTGGCTTCTACAACCGGCGCAGACTTTTTGAACAGCGTTTCAACGCCGCCAATTGACTGCTGCAGCTTCCCGCCCTGATTGATCGCCGTGGATATGCCTTTTGCAACGGCCGCGCCGATGGCAAGCCCGCCCACAGTCTTTAACAGCGTCGCCTTCAACCCGCCGCCGATTTTCTTTCCGGAATCTTTACCGGTTTTTTCACTCACCGGCCCGAACTCTTCTCCAAGGCCCTTATTCAGCTGTGATCCAATCCCGCGCGTTGTCGGAATTATCTGCACATATGCCTGCGCTACGTCTGGCATCCGCCTCCACCTCCTCCGCTTAATATTTTTGCTCTGGCCGCTTCATATTCCTCGCCAGTAGAAAACGCCATGTTGCTTGAAATATTGACGCTCTGTCCAGAAATAAGCTGTTCCAGAATTGAATCCGGCATCCGCCCGGCATCTGCGCCAGACATCTGAATGACGATCCACTGTAGCACTGTCAGCCGGTCGGCAATTGCCGCCAGCATCAAAGTGTTTAGGTCGTATTTAATGCCAGATATTTTCTTGTTTATCCTTGCGTTTGCCTTTAATCCTGCCGCAAGTGTGGCAAGCATGCGGACCGGAACTGCGTGAATGTCGTAAATGCGATATGTTTCTGCCAGATCGCATAGCAGTGCATCCGGATCCGCCGCAAGCATCGACGCAAGGACTAACAGTTTTTTAAGCCGGTGTCCTCCGCTGCGTTCGCAATGTCGAAAATCTCCGTCAGGATCTCACTAGCCTTTGTCGCCCGGACACGCCCTGTTTCCGGATCGCGCACAAATTCATACAGCGCTTTTTTCTGCTCAGCCCCAAGAAGCCGTTCAAAGATTTCAGGCACGGCAGAGAGGTCATCGTTCCTGCTAAAGTCTTTCAGGGCTTCCAGCAGTTCCATATCGTCAATGGCCGCGTCTTCGATCGTGAATTTAAAACCTTCTTTAGTCTCTCCCGTAATCATTTAATTCCTCCAATTATGCTGTAGGCTTAAGGTAGTAATCTTTGTGGCTGGAATTCCCGACATACAGCGCCTGCATAGTCGTTTCAAGCCCTGCCAGGTCTTCCAGTTTGTAATTTATGTCTCCAAGTTCGGTGATTTTCGCTTTCGGGATCACTGTTCTTTTCAGGATGCCGCCGTGCATTACCATCTCAAACACCCAGGACAGTTCTTCCGGCTCGTTGTTTGTGTGATCCACAGTCATCCCGGCTGTCAGGTCCCCGGTCACGTTTTTTGTACCGTACGCTGCTTTTAAGGCGTTCACGTTCAAAATTTCAATCATTTTGAATTTTACTGTGTCCTTCTTTTCGGTCTGCTGCGTTCCGACAATTGATCCGCCCCACTCTTTGAAGTCCTGGCTTTCGCGGGACTCGGAAAAAGTTACGCCATCCTCCGAAATGTACCCGACAGAAAGAAATGCCTCGTCGAGTGGCGTCTTTGCGTCAGCTGGCAGAGCTGTGCCGACCGGCGCATAAAAAACGGCGCCGCCAACTTTCGGCGCGCCTGTGCTTACATTATCCGCTGAAACGTTTGTAGCCATTTTTAGCCCTCCTCATAATATTTAATTTCAAATACGGCTTGATACCGGTATTTTTTTGTAGTTGTGTCCGTGAAATTGTAATCAGAATTAAGCTTGACGCCGCTCACGTCTGCCTCATTCCAGCCAAAGGATGCAAGCGCATCTTTCACAAGATCATTCAGAGCCGCCGCCGCGTACATGCTTCCGGCGTATGACTTGATGGCGAATGTCGCCCGGTTGACGTGATCGGTGCCGCCGCCTCCGGTGCGTTCTAGCAAAACGAATACATCTGGCGGATTCTCCGGAAGCTCTAAATACACAGGGGCGGACAGTGCCTTGCCAAGATAATTCCGCAATGTAACTTCGATCATTCTGTAACCTCTCCAAGCGCTTTCAGAAGGCGGTTATGCTTCAATTCGCTGTAATACGCTTTCGGGCTGTCCGTCTTTACAACTGATCCGATACGCTCAGGGAAAACGGCGCTTTCGGTTATATAGCCTTCTCCGCAAATCCCAGCAATCTGTTCCGCTTTCTGTCTGCACCTGTCTGTAATTTCCGGCGCTTTCAGAAGGTCGCGAACGCCGGAACGATTCAGTTTGATTTTTACCCTGCTTCTACTCATAGCGCTCAACCATCACTTTCTGATTCCATTTGCCCGGGATCATGTTGTCTATCCCTTTCAGCGGGATGCCAAAGCTCCGCCAGGTATCGTCGAAAAACTCTATTTTTGCGTTCTCCCAGTTGTGGGCGTCGCTTTTTGGAATTCCTAGCGTGTATACGGCTTTTCGCCCGTATAAAGACGTGCTATTCACCACATCGTCAGCGCTGGCCGGATAGACAAGGACATTTTCAACGGTCTCTGCAGTCTCCTCAAAAACTGGCACGCCGAACGGGTCCGTACCTGTCTGATTTTTCACATAGATTTTTACCGGGATGCCTTTAATCATCGGTCAGATCCTCCAACGGGCTTCTTGTGCCGATTCTCTCGCCAACTCCCAGAAGTTTTTTCTCGAGCTTTGAAAGATACAGTTCGCCCGAACCTCCGCCAGAGTACTGCCATGACTGGGAATACCCAAGCGCCGACATGCTGCCCTGCGTAGCTCCGATCGGGAACGCACTGTCGTTGTCGCCGTCTCCAAGCGCCCGGCGTACCATGCGGCAGGATACAAGTTTTTTTCTGCCAATGGCTGCACCGGCGCCGTATGCGTCAATAATTACGTCAGCCTCTTCCAACATCTTCTGGCAAAGATTCCGCTCATCAGCCGTTAGCGTCCGGAATCCAGCTTCTACTTCTGCGACTTCTGCGTACATGATTTTTTCACCCGCCCTGTTGCCTTTTTCGCTGGTGCTTTTTTCACCGGTTTTTCTTTTTCTTCCGGAACTTCTGCCGGTGAAAATAAAATGGAGTCTAACGCATTGTCAGACTCCACAATTGTCCCGGTCGGATTATAGCGATATCGCATTAGGCTCCTGCCTTCACGATTTTCGCGAACGCAGCCATATCCATGATGCCGATGCCATAAACGATTTCGGCGCGGATCGCCACCTGGTTAGCTCTCTGCAGATCACCCAGGCCGTCCGGATCACCGTACTCAATCAGATGTGCGGCGATGTCTCTCTGTACGCCCCAGCGGATCGCGTCGAACTGGCCAACGATGCCAAGAAGATTGGTCGCGGTTTTCGCTTCCGGCGCGGATACTGTGCTGGATACAGCGGCGTTCATTCCTTCAAACGCGGTCACATTCTGTCCGTAGCCTAATTCCGGATACAGACGGCGGCCGGTGGTATCTCGCATGGTGGCAAGACCGAAAGACAGAGTGGGATCCATTGCAATGCCTGTTGGAGTGTATCCAGCAGAGATAACAAGCCCTGCAGCCGCTTCAACCGCCGCGTCGTATTTGGTGCCGCTCAAAGTTGTGGACTGCGTAGCGTCAATTACGCCCTCGGTCACAAGGCTGGACACTGTTCCGGTCAGTGGATTGATTTTGTGAATGGTTACAAGATCCAGCGCGCGGGCAAGTGCAATCCCTGCATTTTCTGCCAGATCCTGCAGAACTCCGATCTGCGCATCCTCGTCAGCCCACATAACTTCCTGCGAGAACCGCATGGTAGTCTGGACTTTGATCGGGCTTACTGTTTTTGTGGTGTACGCGGTCGGGGTCGGCGCTTTGTTTGCGCCCTCTCCAACAACTTCCGCTTTCGGCGCGCTGGTCAGAACCATAACTGTCTGTTTGCCGAACTTCTGCGGCATTGCTCCGGACAGCTGTGCGATGGTAGAGCCTTTCTGCGCTTTCTTAAAAATTCCTTCGGACATCTCTGCCGGAAGGTTAAAATCTGTAGTGATTAAAGCTGACATATGCTATTTCCTCCACTTTTATCTACCGAAGAACTCTTTTGCGAATTCCCGCATGTAATCCGGGCTTCCGCCAGCCTTCGGTTTTACTTTTGTTTCTGTTTTTTTGATGCCCGGGTACTCCGGTTTTGCGAATTTAAGAATTTCTTCCGCCTGCCGCTTACAAGCGTCCTCATCCTCTCCGGTCAGAAGAGTGGCTGGAACGCCGGTCTCTTCTGAAACTTTGGAGCGGATGCCGCGCAGTTTATCCGCGCGTTTTAGCTGATTCAGTTCGGCCTCGAGTTTTTCGCTCTTTTCGGTTGCTTTCTGCAGCTCGGACTTTTCAGCCTCCTGCTGTTTGTCAAACTCTGCCGCCTTTTTTTTCAGCTCCTCATAATCCGCGTATTTTTTTGATTCCCGCGCTAACCGTTCCTCAACGATGGAATTAACCTGTTCCTGGGTGAACGTTTTGCCCTGCTCTACCCCTGCAGTCGGGTTGTTTTCGTTTACTTCTGCTCCTGTTGCTTCTGCTGCCATTTCTTTTTCCTCCAATGAGTGCACTTTTATCCGCGTTTAAGGCACGCGTTGCCAATAAAAAAGCAACTACCGGTTAAGTAGTCGCTTCTTTCGCTTCTTTTCTTGCGGCGTAGGCCGCCCGCTTTTGTGCATTTATTTTATCTTTGTTCTCCGCGTAATGTTCGCGACGCAAAATATTTATTAAATCGTTCGAGCTGGCCGAATTATCTTTGTAATTTTTCCCATAATATTTTCCAAGCAACGCAATCGGATCATATCCGGCAACGTCTAAATTCTTGTTGAACCTGATGCAAAAATTACAATCACAATTTGCGTGAATATGTTGTGCATGGTCTCCCTTGATCTGGCTGGAAGATGCCTGCTGCCACCCGCGGGATGCTAGCGTCAGGCAAAAAGCACAAGTATCGCCCGACGGGATCCATGCCCACATAGCATTGTCGCGCTTTGCATTTTTTATCATGGTGTCCGCGCCTGCCTGCTTTACCAGACGCTCCACGGCTCCGCCGACGTATTCCGGCAAGGATGAATTTTTCATGGCCCCGCCGATTGCGGATCCTGCTTCTGACAGAGTGGCCGTTGCGGCCGTTTCTGCCGCCGGAACCGTGACTTTTTGCAGCTTTGCGATTAGATCATACATTTCTGCCGCCAGTGCGGCTGATCCTTCGCCGTATTTTGTCGCAAGGGCGTATCCGTATTCAATCACGGCCTGCGCATCGTCAATTCCGTGCTTCTCGATGTATTCCACCATCTGCCCGGAAGCAGCCTTGTTGCACTTGCGCATCTTTTCTATGTATGACTGCCATAATGACTTAGAGATCTCCATCAGGTCACCACGCTTTCCGAGGCGTCGAGCTGTTTTATAATTTCTTTTTCTTCTTCCGAAAGCTCAAAAACTTCCGCTTTTTCTGCTGCCGCTTTTTCTGCTGCCGCTTTTGATGAAATCAAAAAACCACTGCCAAAAATTGCTTTTTTGCTTCTCTTTTGCGCGTCAAGCTGCCGGATAAAGCGCGCGCTTTTCCGCCC